GTCCACAGAGTTCAATTTCGATTTGGCCGATCCACTCTCCAATGTCAAGAGTATCCGTTTATATGCGATTCATATTCCCTCCACGTGGTATGCATTCTCAAAGAAACAGGGAAATACGCGATTTTTCATTGATACCGATATAAGTATCAATCAATATGATATTCCCGATGGAAATTATACCCCAAATCAACTGGTCGCTACAGTGAATGATCTTATAAATCTCAATCATATCGATATATCGTATAATTCTAGTAATTATAAAACAACTATTTCCCACGATAATTCTAATGGGGATAACCATAAATTTATATTTTATGCAGACACCGATGTATCGTATAATTTCTCCGATGGGTGTGGTGTGCGGACGAAAATCAATAATAGTCTTGGATGGGCATTAGGTCATCGTGGTATGGGAAGTGAAGTATCCGAGGAGGTGTACTCAAATTCCCAAATATTGTTTCCTGCAATTACAGAATCATATGGTCCGAAATATTTTTATTTGGTTCTCGATGATTTCACGAATTCACAATTGTCGCGTGGATTGACGAATATGGACGATTTCCCATTTAGTAATTCGGACAATAAAGATAAAGAACGTTGGAAATACGATCGCGTTCGGCCACCGAATGGATCGAATGTGCTTGCAATTATATCAATCGAAAATTTGAAATCATTAGAGAAAGGTATTATTCCATACATTAAGTCGGGTCTCGAATTCAATACGCGTGTATACTCGAGTCCCGTTGACCTTCAGCGTTTCAGTGTTCGTTTGGTTGATGATCGTGGGTATACAGTCGATTTGAATGGTGCCGATTGGTCATTTTCGCTTTTGGTGGAAGAACATTTGTAGTCGATCGAACGATCGACCGAACGACCGAACGATCGATCGAACGAACGATCGAACGAACGATCGACCGAAATATACATAGTAATATCGGAATATTACTATATATTCCAATGTCGTCTGTAATAAAAACAGCAACCAATAAAACTTTGGTCGAATCCCCTGAGTCATACGATATATCTCAATATTCGAATACCGAACTATTTGAAATTCTCCAAATTCCATCGACATTAGATCAGAAAGTAATTCAAGACCGAATTGAGGTCATTGTTATTGAACACAATGATGCAAATAATGGAATAGACAAAACACTCGTCCAATTTTTTTCCGATATAGAACAGAGATTAATAAGTGAAATCGAATCTGGGAATAATATGGAAAACACCGATGTTCGCGCTGACCCGATATATTCTGGTATTATACACGACCAATCCACTCCCGAAACGACTATGCAGAGTTTCAATCAATACTTGGCAAACTCGAAACAACGAATGAATGAAATTCGTCCCAAAACAGTTCAGAAAATCGTCAATGTAGACAGTCGTTTTCGTGGAAATTATTACAGTACCACGAGTAGTGATTTCGTTATCACTCTTCCGTATAAAATAAATGATGTTGTATCGATGCGTCTTGCTGCATATGAAATTCCTGCATCATACTACACTATATCATCCGAATTGAAAAATAATAGATTTCAAATTACAAATGTTATTTGGGCCATTGGGACAGGTGAAAATAAGATATTGGAATCAAAATATGCCGATGATGTACTTGATATTCTTATTCCTAGTGGGAATTATCTTGCGTGGTATACCGATAAATGGCCAGGCCTTATTTTACAGAATGTTGTTAATACAGCGATCAAACATGCATTTGTAGAAAAATATTCAGGCGAAGCAATGATCAATGATACTACTGGAGATCCTCTGTCGGTAAATGAAACGGTTAATAAGATTATTATTGATGAATTTCGTTTATATTATACTTGTAATCGTATCACGGGTAAAAGTGCGTTTGTAGCAAACTCTGGTAATGCGGATGGAAGTACATTTAATACCAGAATAGATTCATTTGATATTCGGTTTGCTGAAATAGATGACGACTTCAGTGTTAAGGATTCTGGACTGGAATTACCGTTTACATTGGGATGGTTGATGGGGTTCCGTTTGCCAGAATATTCTTCTCAAGTATTGACAGCTGAAGATGGGAACATTGGATTGAATATAACTTACGCAGATGATGAACCTGTTGTGTTGTCAGAAGGGATGTGTGATTTACGTGGTCCCAAATATGCATATATTGGTGTAGAAGATTTCAATAATAATTCGCATGAACATTATTTGGGGGCGTTCAGTCTTGGTACAATACGATCCGATGTATTGGCTAGGATCAGTACAACAACATTTGAGGCCCTGGTGGGTTCGGGTATATCGGCAAATTCGAGTGATGATATATCGACCACTATTAACAATACCCGATATTACCACGGCCCGGTGGATGTACAGCAACTCCGTATTAGTTTATATGACGAATTTGGGCGATACCTTCATTTGAATGAAATGGACTGGTCGATGACTCTTGCTTTTGACCAATTGCACGATGCTGGTACATTGGTGTATACAGCCGAATCGATTCCGTTTGGTGCGTAATAGTTACGTTGGAACATATTGGATATAAAAAGTAATCGTTATGTATAGTACCCACAATGCCAACCACCACAACTATATCTTTTGCGGCCAGTAATATGACCGATGTATCGGGAGCAGATTTATCTACCTTGCCCACTCCAACAAATTTACCCCAATTTTCCCAATCGAAACGAAGTAATTACTACGGACTTAGAATACGTGCCATTTCAATTGCGTCGGCGAAACGCGTACACAACAGTTGATTATTTTTTCCAAATATAAATCATTTCTGTATACAGATTCCGTGATGATTTTTTTAAAACTCGTTGTTCATTCGCTTCTCCCAATAATGGGAGAAGAATCCGTTTATATATATCACTGGATATATTGATCGCATACACCCCACCAGACGAAAGTCCTTTCCACGTTGCATTGAATATATGAATATAAAATCTGTTCCATTCTTCCCGTGTCCGCACTGGTGAATGGCGATAAACTTCTGTGTTCTCGTACGGCGGCGATGTCAACACCATATCATATTCGAAATTAGGTGTTGTGTAATCGACCGACAGGGAGTCTTTGAAATTGATTGTTTGTGTTTGGTCTACCGATCCAAACTCAGAAATCATTCGTTCGTATCCATCGCGCAAATATATGTTTGTGTCGAAACCAGTGTACGATATATTACATAACATTGCCGCTGCCATTCGTCCGCCAAATCCAGCGAAAGGGTCGACTATATGTAATGGTCGAAACTCTCGGTATAGTGCCAGTGCATTTGTGATTTTAAATGGTGTGATTCTCCCAAAACAAAGTCCATAACAATACCAGAGTCGTCCATACATGGAATTCTTATACCTGCCATTTTTTTCACAGAATCGCATAAGGGTTTGTATATACATTTTATTTGCGTAGACGGTATTATAATCATTTACAAAATCAATAAAACATATTCCTTTATTCCCCTTTGTCGCAATACGTTCTGCGAAGAAATATCTATCAATAAACTTGCATCCTATTCGACTGCGTCCATTTAGATCGGCTAGATTTTCATCAGACATTTTATTAATTCGCGTCCATTCGGATGTAGCGCAGTCTATTGATACAGAACTGAGTTGTTGTGAAATTTCTTCACCTGTAATCATTATTTTTATATACAAGAGAGAAATTATGTCCTACGTACGGAACGAAACATTCGATGTCAAAACATTCGATGTCAAAACATTCGATGTCAAAACAATTATAAAAACCATCCAATTGAGAAATTGATATTCTTTTAATAAATTAAAAGATAGACACTATTAAATTAAAATACTATTACTTTAAAAACACTTATAAAAAATGACTTTCCAAATCGATCAAACTCTTTCAATCTACATCCCTCGTATTAACCAATATATTACCGAACAATATATCAAGGATGTATTTTCGGACCTTAATATTGGTGTTGTATCTCGTGTCGATGTTGTCGACATTCCTAATAAGGCGCAAAATAGTGCGTACGTCCATTTCTCCGAATGGAACAATACCGATGTGGTAAGTATGCTTCAATGCAAAATCAAGAACCCTAACCAGCAAGCAAAAATCGTCTACAATTCACCGTGGTTCTGGTTTCTTCTACCTAACACTAGTCCTGATGCAGATGGTGTTTTGACTCAGGAGAATGATACAGAAAAACCCGTCGATATAATTTCGGTGGATACAGACCAACAACCAACTATTGAAATCAAGAACATACCATCGACTCCAACCTGTTCGTATGCTTCTGTTTTGGAACGTGGGGTATTACCATCCTGTCCAAGAAAGACTAAACTTGTGGATTGCATCAAAGTTCAAGACATTGGTCCTACCGACGATGAGATACTTGAGTTGATTGCTGAGGATTGTGATGCCGAGTATGAATGTAGAATGACTGAAATTGCGAATGCCCATAGAATGACCGAAGTGGCGAATGATCAACTAAGAACAATTATCGAAGATCTTCAGATCCGTCTTGCTCAATGCGAACAACTTTCGGTCAACACTGCTGCCAAACAGGAATGTTTGGAATTCAATATGTATGCTAATAACTAATTATACATATCGAATACAGTGGGGAGTTGCTGAAAAATAATAATAAAAAACAAAAAATAATAATAAAAAACAAAAAATAATAATAAAAAACAAAAAATAATAATAAAAAACAAAAATAAAAAATGGGTTTGGGTAACCTTACCTATTTTTTATTATTAACAAGTGTATAGTATAAATGAACAATACCAATATATTGCGAAATTACAATAAAGATACTCCTCAGCATGATTTCTACAAACGAATGCACCTCATACAAACATTCGAATCAGTAAAGAAAAAACAAACCCAATATACTAATGGAATTGGTATGCAAATGTCAATGTCCGATGTACTGTATAAATTAGATACAGTTGTGGATCCAAGTGATCCAGATACAGATGCCACAATTTCCATTCGTGCGTATCAAACAGCAGAACATATCCGTAAAAAGTACGGAGATTCGCGCAAGGAATTACAAATATGTGGACTAATTCATGATTTGGGAAAGATATTGTTTTCAGTAAAAGAAATTCCAGAATTTATCGTTGGTGATACCTACGTAGTTGGGTGTGCGTTTCCACAAACAATTGTATTCCCAGATACAATGATAGCAAATCCCGATACAATGAATTCCAAATACTCTACTCCGATGGGTGTATACAAAACAGGTTGTGGAATAACACAATTGAATATTTCATATGGGCACAATGAATTTTTGTACCAAGTACTTTCTAGAAATAGTCATCGACATCGATTAACCGAACGCTGGGCTGATGCGATTCGATTCCAATCGTTTTATCCTTGGCATACATACGGTTCATATAAGGAATTTATGGGGGAAGGAGATGAAGAAATGTTACGCGATGTATTGGAACTTAATTCGCACGATTTATATTCCAAACATGATCCTGGATTTAAATTGACATATAAGATAAAATCATATTACGACAAATTATTATTTGACTATTTTCCGCTATCACTCGAATGGTAGTAAGAATTTGTTTCATACATAGAGAGTATCGATATTTTGTATAATATTATTTCTAGTAAATATACTTAGAGAATTATTTGCTTTATATTGTAACATAATGAATAATAATGATAAAAGTACAGTTATTGGGATTGATTTGGGGACAACCAATTCTTGTGTCGGGGCATTCGTAAATGGATCGTGTGAAATTATTGCAAATCAACAGGGAAATCGTACAACACCATCGTACGTTGCTTTCACTGATGAGGGAATCCTAACTGGTGATGCGGCAAAGAGTCAAATTACTGGAAATATTAAACGAACTGTATATGATGTGAAACGATTGATGGGAAGAGATTTCACGGATGCAGATGTACAGAGTGAAATTTCAAAATTATCATATAAAGTTGTTGCTGGAAAAGGTGGTAAACCCGAGATTGAAATCCCATTTGAAAATGAATCGACTGGGTATAAGAGATTCACTCCAGAACAGATTAGTGCGTTTATTCTCGGGGAGATGAAGCAAATTGCCGAATCTTTCCTTGGTAAACCAATTACTCGTGCTGTGGTTACGGTTCCTGCGTATTTCAATGATGCCCAGAGACAGGCAACTAAAGATGCAGGAACGATTGCGGGTCTCGTTGTGGAGCGCATTATCAACGAGCCAACTGCCGCCGCCCTCGCATATGGGCTCACTAGTAATACAGATAAAGAAAAGACATTTATTGTATTTGATTGTGGTGGTGGGACACACGATATTTCCGCGCTTACTTGTGAAGGGGGTATTTACGAGGTCAATGCGACGGCGGGAGATACTCATTTAGGCGGAGAAGATATTGATTCGAATATCGTTGAATATTTACGATCTGAATTCAACAAGAAAAATAAAAATAATCGTATTGGCCCCGATGCACATAAGGCGATACGCCGCCTTAGAGTTGCT